TCAATGACAACCCTGAAGATAAAATATTGTCTTGAAAATCAGGAAGATAGAAGTTTGATTTATGAATACATAAATCAATACAACCATTGTTTCAGGGTTGCATTCAACAGACTCTGTGATGATGTCTCACCATCACACAAGTCAATCTCTGAATTGAATCACACAGAACTGATGGATTCTTGGTTCATCCATTCTTCAATCCGTGATGCGGAAGGTCTGCTCAAGTCAAACTTGAGCAGACAGACTGATGAAGAAAAGAAAGAAAACAAGAAAGTCAAGGTCATCTTCGGTGGAAAGAACAACTTCATAAAACGGTGTCAATCAAAGATTTCCAAGGAAGAGTTTGACAACAAGAGACTTGTTCCATTGTGTTCTGTGGGTGAGAAGAAATCAGGGACGAAGTCAGTGCATGGGAACAGGAAGTTCAAGCTCACAGAAGATTTGAAGAAAGTCATCTTCAAAACCAAAGAAAAGAAAATCATCTTGCTTCTTCCAAATCTAAAATCAACCATAAAGAAACAACTCATTGAAGTTTACAAGCACCAAGTGCTTGATGACCAGCCCATTACATACAAGGTTGATTTGAATTATGTTTATGTCTCATTTGATGAAACCATTTTGAAGGAAAAAGAATCAAGGAAAATAGAGAACAGGGTGTTCTCAATAGACTTGAACCCAAATTATGTTGGATGGTCAGTTGTTGACTGGAAATCATCCAGTGAATTTTCTGTAATAACCAGTGGTGTCATCTCCATCAAGTCATTGAATGACAAACACTTTGCTTTGAAGAAGTCAAAGAAGAACCCTGATGGATTGAGTTCAGACCATCCAAAGAGAATCCACCTCAACAACAAAAGGGAGCATGAAGTCTATGAAATATCCAAGAATTTGATAGACAAGGCATTGTATTACAGGTGTTCTTTGTTTGCAGTAGAAGAACTGAAAATCAAGTCTTCTGACAAGAAGAAAGGTTCAAAGTATAACTCATTGTGTAACAACCTGTGGAACAGGAATAAAATGGTGAACAACCTGAAGAAGAGATGTGTGATTTATGGACTGAAACTGTTTGAAGTTCAACCAAATTACTCAAGTTTCATAGGGAATTTCCTGTTCAGGGACTTGAATCTCCCTGACATGGTTCTTGCTTCAATTGAGATAAGTAGAAGATGTTATGAGTTTTATAATCAATACATTATAAAGATAAAAGAAATAAGAAAGAATATAATACAGCCTGAAATCCAAGATTTCTATGAAAGATGCACCAAGTCATTGGAAGAATTTGGTGTGACTGGAGAATTCAAGGATTTCAAGAATCTATATGATTTCTTCAAAAACTCTAAAATGATGTATAGAGTTTCTCTGGATTCAATGAATCTGAAGTTTTTCAGCTTGAAA